TCGCCTCCGCATTCGGCACCACGGCCGTGGCCGTCCTGGGCGGCGCGGGCGGCGTCTCGAGCGGCGGCGACGCCAACGTCGACGGCGAGCCCGGCTCTCCGGGGATCACCTTCTCGGGCACCGCGGCCCTCGGCGGCGCCGGCGGCTCCATCTCCCCCACCGGCGCCGGCGGCAACGGTCGAATCGCGGCCGGCACCGGCAACGCGGGGACGGGCCTCGGCGCGGGCGGCGGCGGCGCCATGTCCTCCGCGTCCAACCAGGCGGGCGGTGCGGGTACGGCGGGCACCGGCATCTGCCTCGAGTACGGCTAGATCATGACCCTCTTCGACGCCGCCGGTCGTCCGGTGGTGCGAAGGGACACGACCCCCGCCGCCCCCACCGGCCCCTTCGTCCTCACCCTCTCCGACCCGGACCTGGCGCTCGCCCGCGTCCTGACCGACAACGCCGTCGTCCAGCGGGCCCTCGCCGCCGGGATCGTCGAGCTCGTCGGCCGCCAGTTCGGCACCGGCGCGACGCCCGCCGACAAGCGCAAGCGGGGCCTCGTCCCCGCGTTCCTCGCCGGCGAGCAGAAGTACCTCCTCAACGGCGACGGCACCCGCAGCACCATCTCGGCGCCGATCGACACCGCCACCTCCAACGCGCAGGGGTCGGTCCTCTACCGCGGCCAATCGCTGTGGTTGGCGCGCGGCCCCAGCTCGGCCAACTTCCTCCTCAAGACCCTCGGCACCAACGCCGACCCCGTGTGGGCCATCTCCCCCGGCGCGATCCCCCTGCGGGCCCGGTTCATCGTCGGCGCCGGCACCGACACGACCGACTTCTTCAGCGTCCTCTCCGGCACCTCGTACCTGGACCTGATCCTCGTCGGCTCGGGGGGCGGCGCCGGGCAGGCGAACGCCTCGACGGCCGGCAACCTGTCCCTCGGGGCGGCGGGTGGCGGCGGGTCCGCGTCCCGTCACATCATCACGGCGCCGGCGGCCGGGTACCTGTACACGCTCGGCGCCTGGGGCGGCAACGCGCAACAGGGCACCTCGTCGACGGTCACGGCCGCGACGGGCGTCATCCTCACGGCACCGGGCGGTGGCGCCGGCAGCACCGTCGGCAACTCGAACACCTTCTCCCTCTCCGGCGGCGCGGGGGGCGCGTCCACCGCCAGCGGCGGCAACATATGGAACCGCGGCGGCAAGTCGGCGGGGCCGACGATCCGATTCTCCGGGTCGGTGGCCCTCACCGGCCGCGGCGGCGCGTCGCCCGGGTGGGGCACGGGCGGCAACTCCCGCGTCACCTCCGGCGTCGGCGAGGTGGGCCACGGGTACGGCGGCGGCGGGTCGGGCGGCCTGGCGATCAACGGCGCCGGCGCCCAATCGGGCGGCCACGGCGCCCCTGCACTTCTAGTCGTCGTCGAGTACGCGAGCGCAACCTAACACACCAGGAGACATCATGGCCTACGACACCCCCGCACTCCCCGCCACGACCGGAGTGCAGTCCTCGGGCGCCGGGTGCAAGTCCGTGTACATGCGGCTCAAGTCCTGCCGCGAACCCTTCCTCCGCCGCGCCCGCCAATGCGCCGCGGTGACCATCCCGTGGATCATGCCCCCCACGGGGCACTCCGAGTCCTCCGACCTCCCGACGCCCTTCCAGAGCGTGGGGGCGCGCGGCGTGAACAATCTTACGAGCAAGCTGATGCTGGCCCTGTTCCCGCCCAACGCGCCCTTCTTCAAGTACGAGGTCGACCCGTACGCCCTCGAGCAGATTCAGGGGGCGGATGGGGCGCGCGAGGAGGTCGAGCAGAACCTCGTCAAGGCGTCGGAGGCGATCCTGACGGAGCTCGAGACGTCGGGCTTCCGCGTCGGCGCGTACGAGGCGGCGCGGTACCTGGTCGTCACCGGCAACGCGCTCCAGTACTTCCACGCCGAGGGCGTCAAAATCTACCGCCTCGACCAGTACTGCGTCGAGCGTGACCCGCAGACGGGTGCGCCGGTTCGGATCGTTGTACGCGAGATGCTCGCCCCCGAGGACGTGCCCGAGTCGGTGCGCGCCCGCGTCGACGCCGAGCGCGCCCGGTCGAGCACCACGCTCGTCAAGTCGTGCGAGCTCTACACGATGGCCGAGTACGACGCCAAGTCCGGCAAGTGGAGCGTCGTCCAGGAGTGCGAGGGCGTCCCCGTCGACGAGTCGGCCCACACGTATGCGGAGGACGACTTCCCCTTCAACCCCCTCCGCGGCAACGTCGTCAGCGGCGAGGACTACGGCCGGTCGTACGTCGAAGAATACCTGGGCGACCTCCTGTCGCTCGAGGGCCTCGCGCAGGCGATCGTCGAGGGTGCCGCCGCCGGCGCCCGCTGGACCCCGCTCGTCAACCCGGCGGGCATGACCGACATCGACGACCTGGCGCGCGCCGAGAACGGCGAGTACATCCCCGGCCGCGGCGACGACGTCACGTCCCCCAAGATCGACAAGTACTTCGACTTCCAGGTGGCCGCCAAGACGGCGAACGAGATCGAGGGGCGCCTGTCGTTCGCCTTCCTCCTCAACTCGGCCGTCCAGCGGAACGCCGAGCGCGTCACCGCCGAGGAGATCCGGCAGGTGGCGGGCGAGCTCGAGCAGGCGCTGGGCGGCATCTACTCGCTCCTGTCGAAGGAGTGGCAACTGCCGCTCGTGCGGTTCGTCTCCAAACGGATGACGCGCCAGCGGCGCCTCCCCAAGATCCCCGAGAAGTACGTGCGCCCCACCGTCGTCACGGGCATCGAGGCCATCGGCCGCGGCAACGACCTGTCGCGCCTCATGTCGGCCTTCGCCACCTTCACCTCGCTGGCGACCGCCGTCCCCGTCATCGGCCAGTACCTCAACCTCCTCGAGCTCGCGCAGCGGGTGTTCAACGCCGCCGGCGTCCGCACCGAGAAGCTCCTCAAGACCGAGGACGAGCTCGCCCAGGAGGCGCAGGCCGCGCAGCAGGCGGCCATGCTCCAGCACCTGGGCCCCAATGTCGTCAACCAGGCGGGCGGCCTGATCCAACAGCAGCAGGCGAACAGCGCCCCGCAACAGCAGTAGACCCAAACAGGAGAGACCATGCCCCAAGCAGAACCGCAGCAGCACACCAAGTCCAACGGCTCCCCCGGAGCCATGTCGATCGAGGTCGACCTGAATACGGGCGTCGCCTCCGAGCCCGTCGCCGGCGAGGCCCCCGACCGGACCCTCGAGGCGCCGCCGAAGGCCCTCGACCTGCCGGCGCCCGCAGGTACTCCCGCCCGCCCCGCGTGGCTCGACCCGCGCTTCCAGACCCCCGAGGCGATGGCCGAGGCTTACAAGAGCCTCGAGAGCCGCCTGGGCGCCCCCAAGGCCCCCGAGGCCCCCCCGCCCGTCAAGGTCCCCGACGCCCCCGCCGCGGCCCCGACGGGCCTCACCGACGCCGAGCTCACCACGTTCGGGCAGGAGGTCGTCTCCAGCGGCCGCCTCTCGGACGCGTCGTACGCGGCCCTCCAGGCGAAGGGGATCCCGAAGGCGCTCGTCGACGCGCACGTCGAGGGGATCAACCTCAAGCGCGAGAAGCTCATGGCGGACGCGGTGCAGCCCTTCGGGGGCGCCGACGGGTACCGCCAGGCGGCCGAGTGGGCCGTCGAGAACCTGTCCGCCGCCGAGCAGGCGCAGTACAACGCCGACGTCCGGTCGGGCGACCCGGCGCGCGTCCAGTACGCGGTGGGCGGCCTGAAGGCGCGCATCGACGCGGCCAACGTCCGCCAACCGGCCCTCGTCCACGGCCGCCGCTCCGGCACCCAGGCGGGCGGCTTCCAGACCTTCGAGCAGCAGGTGTCGGCGATGTCCGACCCGCGGTACAATGTCGACCCCGCGTACACCCAAGAGGTGGTGCGCATGGTCCGCGAGTCTAGTTACTAGGTCCGATGAAACGTCGCATCCTGTACTGGTACTCGCGCGCCGTCGTGTGGGCGTGCACCGCCGGCGTCCTCCTCACCTCCTGCGCCGGCATCGCCCGCACCAGCGACCGCATCGGGGAGAAGGGCACCGCCGTCCTGGGCGGCGCCGCCGTCGGCTCGCTCCTGTGGCTCCTGCACCCCCTCGGTTGGGTGGGGGGCCTCATCGCCGCCGCGGGCGGGGCCATCGGCGCCCTCCTGTTCGGCTCGGGCAACACCACGATCCACGAGGCGCCTGCCGGGTTCCCGTGGATGGGCCTGGCACTCCTGGTGGTCGCCGTCCTGCTGGCGCGGTCGTGG